AGTTCAGAGAATATACCTCCGCGCTTCTTATTCGTCGTGAATATAATGAAGTGATGGATGAATTTCCTAATATCAATCGTATGAAACTAAATGTGCAATTAGATGACCTCGAACAGTCTACATATGATGATTCAGTTTCAGACTTCGTTGCATGGTATAATCAAACTGTAGAAGAAAAGGGTAGTGAGGAAGCTTTATCAGGTATTGAAATACTTGCTAAGATGTCAAAGATGCGTCATATCGTGGGCCTCGCTAAGATTCCTGCAACTCTGGGATTCATTCAAGAGTTTATCGAAGATACTGAGAAGAAGATAGTTATATTCGTTCACCACAAAGATGTAGGTGAACTAATGGTAGCTGCACTCAGAAATACCGATAAGACTAGTAATCCTGATTGGTGGGAATTAGCACAGAACCTACAGAATGAAGGTATACAAGTATTTCAGTATACCTCAGCACATACTGGTAGACCTGAAGGAAATCAGATTCAAGAGAATTTCAACAAGTCGAAACGCTGTGTTATGGTAGCCTCGACCCTCGCGTGTGGAGAAGGTATCGACCTTCAAACTTGTGCTGATGCTGTTCTACATGAAAGACAGTGGAATCCACAGAATGAGGACCAAGCCGCACCGGGACGATTTCGTAGAATTGGACAGTTATCATCAGTGATTAACATTACAGTTCCAGAAGGTGAAGGAACTATGGATGAACATCTGGATGGAACTGTTGAGACTAAGCGTAGACAGTTTCACGTAGTTATGAATAAGGGTCAAGCCGTTACATGGAGTGAAGGTGATATTGGAAGGGAGGTTGCTAAGAAGATTGTGAATAAGTTTAATGAGAACAGAGCACGTCAGAATAGAAAGGTAGTGTGACTATGACTGAAAATAATGGAATCTATCCACTATTCACCCCGAATCAGAGACACGAAGATAGATGTAATGGGTGTCTCGAACCACAGTTCTGTGATTGTCTATGTGAGACTTGTAAAACATCACGAGAGAAATGGTTTTCTTCCGAAGAATATCGAAAATATCTCTCGGGCATAACAGACCCACGCGATTAGGTAGACATATGGAACAACAATGGCACCATTACACTATCGTGTTTGCTAATGGTAAGAAAATGCTTATTGACATTGTGAAGGACCAAGCGGAACGTCGTTCTGCTCAGTCAGCAGCGCGACAGTGGGCAATCTTGCATGGTACAGTGGTTGTGTCAGTTAAACGCACTAAATAGGAGAAAAGAAAAATGACTAAACAAGAACTATTCCAAGCTGCTAAGACTTACTTTGAGGAAATCGAACAGGACCGTAAGGCTCTAATTAAGATGTATCCTCAACTTGAGAAGAAAAAGTATCGAATGAGTGACGAGGGCAGAAAGAATATCTCGATGGGAATTAGAGCTTATCACAGGGATAAGAAAGCAGCGGAGAAGGATAATGGCAAAAAGTCGTAATCGTAGTCGTGATATTCGTAAGCGCGCTGCTAAGAAAAGGAAGAATCGAGACTATCAGACTCTTAAGTTAGCAAAGATTGCTGCTGAATCTAAAAGACTAATGGACTTGGGAGAAGAACTGAGGAAGAATAATGGAACAAGATAATCAGACTATTGGTGAGACAAATATCCAAGAATTCATTAAGGATATTAATGAAATTGTGGATATCCCTATGGGCGGTAAGAAGAATATAATCATGGATAGCCAGATTCTTACTGCTGTAATGAATTGTCCTCGCCTAACTGATTTTAGGTTTAACCTAAACTTACAATCATTATCAGGCAAGTCTAATTCATTAGAATGTGGTTCCATAGTTCACCGATATATGGAATCATATTATGGTGCAATAATTAAGGGTATCAGTAAAGAAAAAGCGTTTGGCTTCGCAATTACTGATGCCGAACTCTATATTCAGGGATGCCCTGATTGCACGGGGTTTGAATCTACGCCGGAACTAAAGAAACCTGCTTGCGGACACCGTGCGGGTGACTTTCCGGGAGTAAAGAATACTCCAAAGGATTCTGCCGATTATAAAACAGGTTGGCAGCATGTTCTCGAAACTTGTGATGAGTATCACAGATTCTACATTAGTGACCATTGGGTTCCATTAGAAGTAGAAACTGTTAAAGGTGAGGTTCTCTATGAGGACGACGAGATTAGGGTTCTCTGGAAAGCCAAATTAGACCTTATTGCTGATACTAATCAGGGAATCTTTCCAATAGACCATAAGACGATGAAGCAGCGTAGGAATACTCTCTCATTGAATAATCAATTCATGGGACAGTGTATCCTGATGAGAACTCGTAATGTTTTCATCAATAAGATTGGGTTCCAGAAAACTCTGAAACCTGTCGATAAGTTTCTTCGCCCTCCTATTTCCTATTCGGCAGCAAGGCTGCTTGAATGGCAGGGTGAAACTCTACCATTTTACGCTAAACAACTTCTCATGTATGCTGAGATAGGTCATTATCCGCCACAGTTCGGACAATGTGAAGGTAAGTATGGAAATTGTCCCTTTACTGGTGTATGTGAATCTGACCCCGGTATGCGCGAAGAAGAAATGAAATTACACTTTACTGTTGGGCCGGTATGGAATCCGGTCAATGAGAATGAGGAAGACTAATATGGGCGATGAAGCCGATTATCTTATAGAACAAGGAATGTCTGATTGGGGAGAAGGTTTGGACAGAGATGGATATTGGAGACTTTTTGGAAATACCTCAACTACTCCCCGAACAATAATCTGTAAGTATTGTAAGCAATCTGGATTTTATTGGGAGACAACACCTAATGGATGGAGATTGTTTAATAGAGAAGGTATGCACTATTGCAAGGAGAAAGTAAATGAAAAGTAAAGCAGTTAATCATCTGCACCGATATAAGAAGAAGAATCTAGGTAGAGATGGTAAGGAGTTCTTCGTATATATGTGCACAAAACCAACTTGCACACACTATATTCGTTGTGACTTAGCTGATGGCAAGTTATGCGAATGTAATAAGTGTCATGAAACTATGATAATCACCAGAGCAATTTTAACAAAATCTAGTGGCAAGCCAATGACTCTACCTCATTGTCTTGGTTGCACTAAGAGAAGGAAGGAAACCAATGAAAAGGTTGCAGCAATTACGGAATTTCTGGGCGGAATTTAAACTACGTTTTAGTTCTATGAAAGAACCGTGGTTTTATGACAAAATGAGTGATGAATGGAGGAAGGAAAATCTAAATGCCAACACTTGATTCAGTTAAACTAGAAGCCCTGTTCTCTATGTTTAAGGGAGAGCCTGGAACTCGCAAGTCTACTGCTGCTCTGTCATATCCAACACCTCAGTATTGGATTTCGACAGACCAAAAAATGGAAGCTATGGTTCTTCCTGCTAAGCGTTGGGGAATTTCATCGAAAGATATTCACTTCGATGATTTCACTGACTGGGATAAACCTAGAGCACAACTAGAAAAGATGCAAGTTAATTGTCCCTACAAGACTATCATTGTCGATTCAATCACATCTATCGGTGATGCTATGACTCGACAAGTTCGTAGAGCTAAGTCACAGGATAATACTGGTAAGAAAATTGGTAATATTCCTGTGAGTGGCTTTGAGGAATTTAATGCGGAGTCCTCAGCATTTCAGGAAATGATTGCATTACTGAAGGACATTAACAAGTTTCATAATGTCCATGTGATTCTTATCGCTCATATTCTTGGTGCTCGCAAGGATAATGATGCAAACAAACTCACTCATCACTCGCGCATCATTGTGACTGGTGCTGAGAAAATCTCCGCTAAGATTGCAGCTTATATGACGGAAGTGTATCACTTCAATATTCAAGCACAGTTTGAAGAAAAAAAGGAGGGTCAATATGGATTAATGACGGTGCACACTGGTAATGACTATGCCCGAACAGCATTACCACTACCTCAAGAAATCTTGTTCAATAGTGAGCCGTTGTATGAGAAATTCATTGCACCGGCCATCACTAAACTAACTAATGAAAAGCCAATAGAAAGGATACCAACACCAACATTCACTTCACCAACACCACTAACATCGTTCGTAAACCCAACAAAGTAGGAGTGCAGACCAATGCCAGTTATTAGCTTTAGTGACCGTGACCTGATGCGTGGAAAGATTGTCACCCCCGGCTGGTATAGGGTGAGAATCGAGAGTATTGGTGAGGCTCCCGCGAAACAGTCTGAGAAGGGGCCATCCACTAACTATCCTGTTGAAGCAACTATTCTGTTCAATGGTGATAATGGTGACGTGGAATTTAAGGCTGTTCCGCTGGACTGGAATTTCAATAGTAAGGCTATCGGCTTTGCTGTTGGATTCCTACAGTCTTTCGGCGTAGACGTTAAGGCTGGAACTCGCTTCGACCTTAAGTCTGCCGAAGGTAGGGAAGTCGATGTTTTCGTGGAGAATGATACGTGGCAGGGACGCTTGGTTAATCGAGTAAACCACAAGTATCGGACTCCTCGCCCTGAAGTTACGGCTATTAGCTAGTTTAACTAACTACCTGTCAACTGTGCAGCTAAACCTATAACCTGCACGGTAGCTGAAGACTATAGCTATGGCCCTGTGTTACCGGCTGCAAAACAGCAAAGGGACATATCATGAGTAGCTAGAGAGTGTCTGAAATGAATGTGTGGATAAAATGGCCCACACTGACAGGTGCATTTGAGGAGAAACAATGAGTATTTTTAATCAAATGATTCGTGGTGGTAATGAAGCTTATGCAACATCAGAACCATTATCTAAATCTATGAATAGTCTAGCTAAACCTCGCACATTCAAAGAGACTATTCAGGACCAGATTGCTTTTCACAAATCCAAGGTTGAAGATTTAGAGGCTTTAGTAAGGAGTCTAACTCCTGAAGTAGAACAATTCGTAGAAGCTATACAGAGATTAGGTTAATTAACTTAGTAACTAGTGGAGAATCACAATGCCAGAAGATACCAGACCAGAAGATGTAGACACTACAGATATGGATGCTGAATCCAAGTCTGCAGAAGTTCTTGATGAAGTAGACCCAGACGAGGAAACTGACCCTGAACCAAATGATGAAGATGACGAGAAATAGAGACCCATTAGAATAACCGGAAATGTATCCTATCAGTAGCTCCTTACTGATGACTAGCCGCATGGAGGCCAAAAGGTTATTCTGATGATAGGGCACCTATTCGACGTGCTTTTAGTCAGCTAACTATTAGACGTAAAATACTGAATAGGTGCCCGCCTTTTTTAATAACTATTAATAAGTGGAGAATATTATGGGTGATTTTGCTGATGATGGCGAAGCATACTTCATTCGCCACGGTCATGAAATGTTCGAGATTCCGGTTGAGGATAAGATGGAAACTACACCTGATGAAATTCGTGTAAAAGGTAAGATTATTAAAGTCTCTGAGGGTGGATGGGGCTTTATATCTTCAATAGATATCAAGTTCACTCGCATCTTCTTTCATTGGACTTCGCTGAAACAGGATACTCTTAAATTTACGGAACTTAAGAATGGAATGAAAGTAGAATTTACTCCTATTGAAGTAGAGGGTAAAGGATTTCGAGCTATCAAGATTGGCGTCATTCCACCTTCAACTGATGAAATAGTAGTCGAATGACTTTTAAGGACCGTTATACTAGTGAATCGACATGGCATGGCAAAGTTGCCGTAATGGAAATTTACCATCTCGCTATGTCACAGAGAGAAAAGAGCTGGACTATCACTAAAACTGCCGAACATTTTGAGTGCAGCATTGGATTAGTAAGTGAAAATCTGCGGCTTGCTTATGCGACACACATAGATGACAAGATTTTGAAATGTGAATCACGTCAATTAGCGTTAAAGAGGTTAAACGCGAGGAGATAGTATGGCTAAGTTAAATGCCGAACAACAGTTAGTAATTTCGAGATTTGCACTAAAATTTCCACTTCCTTCTAATAGTGTAACAGCATCACAGGAATGGACACATAAACTTTGTCAACAGTTAAAATTTTCTTTCCCTAATGGGGGATGGGGACATAAATCTGCGGGTCCGGGACGACCACATTCTAGTGATGTTATTGCAACGTATCCTCCCCTTGTAGGATGGGATATCATCCTTGATGCGGGAGGTACTAATCCAATTCTTACGCTTAATGCTGATTCTATGAACTTGTTTGACCAAATCTTTGAGGAAGTTGTGGCTGTCAATTTCTTAGGTGGAATTGTAGACCCACCACCTGCTATTGATATCAACGCCAAACTAGACTACATCATTCAGACGATGGAAAAGTATCACGGTGAAGAAATGGCTGCTATTACTGCACCACGTATTACTAGGATTGGATAATTATGTCAACAAAATGGGAACCCCAAGAAGATGAAGTATACCAAGCATGGGTCGATGCTATACTAGAAGAAGCCAGTGATGAACTAAACGAATGGGAAACTAAATTTATGGATAGTATTCAAATTAGATTAAATTTTAGAAATTCATTAACTGAGGAACAAGCAAAGAAACTTGAATCTATTTACGCGGAGAGAACGAAGTAAAATGATATACGTTCCTGGGCATGGCTCAATAGGAGCTAAACTCTTTATATTGGGTGAAGCTCCATCTTTTCAAGAGACAGCCGCAGGTATGCCATTTGTAGGGGCATCAGGAAAAGAACTAGACCGACTATTGTTTGATGCTGGTATTCATCGAAGTAACTGCTGGTTGTCGAATGTATGCAAGTATGAAGTCCCTCCTAACTCTCTAGGTAAGAAGATACCATTCGCTATTCGGGCTAGGAACGCGGGTATTAACATGGAGGAACAACTCCATGAACTGCAAGAAGAAGTTAACCAGATTAAGCCTAACTGTATACTCGCGTTCGGTTCTACTGGATTATGGGCACTATCAGGAAAGACGAAAATCGGACACTATCGTGGCTCTATCATGCACGGGATGGGAGTTAAGTTTGTTCCAACATACCATCCCGCGCATCTCTTACATCAGTTATCAGGCGGAGAGTTCAAAGGATATTGGAATCGACAGATAATGATATTCGATTTCAAAAGAGCCTTATACCAATCTAAATTTCCCGAGTTAGTCCTTCCGAGTCGAACCCTTGAAATTTGTCGAAACTCAGCACAACTAGCAGAGTTTCGCGATAGATACAAAGACAAGTCTCGTATGGCCGTGGATATTGAGGCTAATGGAACTTGTATACCTGTCTGTATGGGATTATCTCTAGCTAAACATCATGGAATGACTGTTCCTTTATGGAACTGTGATGGAATATCAAACATTCCAGACAGTGATATGGTCCAAATGTGGATTCTCCTAGCGGAGATGTTATATGAAAAAGACATTGTTGGACAAAACTTCAATTACGATAGAGATAAAATCAAACGACTCGGATTTGTTATTCGACACTTGGCATCAGATACGATGCTCAAAGCTCACGCGCTTAATCCTGAACTTCCCAAAAACCTCGCTTTCAACACTAGTTTATTTACCGAAGAACCCTTCTACAAAGACGAAGGCATGTATAAAGGTAGTATATCAGACCTACTTACAGGATGCGCGAGAGATGCCTGTGTTACCCTCGAAGTAGATGAGAATATGGATGCAGACTTAGATGAAATAGGTCAGCGTCCATTCTTTGAAAATTTCTTAATGAAGTTGCCTGAATTATATTGGGGTATAGAAAATCAGGGTATGAAAATAGACTCTGTTAAGCGTGATTCATTAGTTCGCAAGTATATAGAATGGGATGAGAGGATTAGATATGATTTATTCAAACTAGTAGGGACTGAAGTTAATGTAAATTCTCATACGCAAGTTGCTATCTTACTTTGGGATAATCTTGGCCTTCCCAGAAAGGTAACTACAGGTGAAGAAGATATTACTGCTTTGCTTAACAGTCCAACTGCTGTCAAAAAACCAGAACATCGAAAAATATGTGAACTTATACTTGAGGGAAGAAGGGTCAGGAAAAGTATATCTACTTACCTCATGGCCCTACCCGATTACGATGGACGTATGCGAACTACATATTTTCCATGCCTCGATACAGGTAGAACTAGCACCAGTCAACAAGACCCACCTATCAGACCAACTGTAGAAGTAATGGATGAGAATGGTAAGAAGAAAATTAAAGTTCTAGGCACCGCATTTCAGACCATGACTAAGCATGGAGATATTGGTGCTGATATTCGAGGGATGTATATTCCTGATTCAGATGAGGAAGAATTTGTACAAGCGGATTCATCACAGGCAGAAGCGCGAGTAGTTGCATTACTGTCTAATGATGAAGAAACACTGAGGATGTATGATGAACACGATATTCATGCTCTTACTGCTTCTTGGTTTTTTGGTGGTAACGAATCTGATTATTCTAAAAAAATACTTGGTTACGAGCATCCTATTAGATTCGCTGGTAAGACTCTTAGACACGCAGGGCACCTCGGCGCAGGAAAGCGTCGAGCATCTATTGAACTCAACACTCAAGCACGAAAGTATAAGATACCTATTACAATTTCGGAAGCGATTGCAGAGCGCGCACTTAAAATCTTCCACCTTAAATCTCCTCGCGTTCAGGCAGTATTCCAAGCAGAGGTCATCGAAGCCTTAAAGCGTAATAGACAATTAGTAGCTCCTTTACCATATGGTATAGATGCTCCAATGGGGGGAAAGAGAACCTTTTATGAGAGATTCGGAGAAGACCTATTTAGACAAGGATTCGCTTATATTCCTCAACGTGCTGTATCAGATAGCACTAAGGCAGCAGCTTTACGCATTCGTCAGCGTATACCAGAAATCAAGATTGTGATGGAGGCACATGACGCTTTACTATTCAGTATACCTATTTCTAAGAAAGATGAGTGGATTCCTATCATAAGAAAGGAGATGGAAAGACCAATAGATTTTTCACATTGCACATTACGGAGACATCTATTGAGGATTCCGTGTGATATTGAAGTGGGTAAGAACTATATGGACCTAAAGAAATTTAGGAATGCCACTATAGTTTCTGAACCATTCAATACATTACCACAAGTTCCTAAGTCTATTACTGAACAATTCATGGAGGCACAAAATGGCTGACAAATTTCAAATCACTATGGCGTGTTATGACAGTGCAGGAAATGTTAAAACTATAGAACAGGTAGAGGGTGAAACTCTTATTCATGTTCTATCACTTATACCAACTATGGTCTATGAGGCTATGTATAATCTAGAACGATACAAGAAGGTAGAGGAGGTTGATGCCTATGACCTCCCATTATAAAGTGCTTTATTACCACTTTAGTCCAGAGGAAATCTATGCTATATATAAGTTAATTCTCTATATAGGCTGGATTCCTCGTAATGATGACAAGGTTACGGATGCTATAAACCATATATGTAAAATAGTGGAATCAGATGGCATGGCTACAAGAGATAATCAAACAACATGAAGAACTGGAATCACCAGTTTCCTTTTGGTATTGGAGTGCTATAGCAGCTCTTTCAGCGATATTAAAAGACCAAGTATGGCTTAACAGGCAAATCTATAATCTATATCCTAATATCTATGTCATGCTCCATGCCGAAAGTGGACTTAAAAAGGGTCCGCCTATTAGCATGGCTAGACAGTTAGTGAAGCCTGTTAATAACACGCGAATTATTAGTGGTCGGTCCTCTATTCAGGGTATTCTAAAAGATTTAGGAACAGCCTTCACTCAGCCCGGAGGTAAAGTAATAAGTAAGTCTGTAGCGTTCATATGTTCCTCTGAGTTATCATCCTCAATAGTAGAGGATAGAGTAGCCACGAAGATTCTAACTGACTTATATGACCGTCAGTATAACGTAGGTGAATGGCGTAGTCTATTGAAGATGGAATCGTTCGAGTTAAAAGACCCGACCATTACTATGCTTACAGCTACTAATGAGGCTATGTCAGAAGATTTCTTTACTCGTTCAGCTATTCAAGGAGGTTACTTTGCACGAACTTTCATTGTTTATGAAAAAGAATCTAGCGTCTCTAATAGCCTCATATATCCTCTTTCTAATCCTCCTAACTACACTAATTCTGCTGATTATCTTAAGGTGGTAGCGAAACTTAATGGAGAGTTTCATGCTATAGCTCAGAATGATAGAACAGATGAGTATAGATGGAAGAAAACAAAACATGGAAGGGAAGTTTGGTTTAATGAAGTAGGAATTATATATGATGATTGGTATGAAAACTTTAAGGAATTAATAAAGAGTTCGGAGAGAGATGAGACAGGCACACTAAATAGGTTCGGTGATAGTGTATTAAAAGTAGCTATGCTGCTATCCCTCGCACAAGAACCGACACTAATTCTAAAGAAAGAAGCCATGCTTGAAGCAATAGTTGAATCTGAGAAGTTACTTGGTAACGTCAGAAAAACTACGATGGGTAAGCATGGTATCAGTCAGTCCGCTATACTAAAGACAATGATTATCATGGAACTGCTTAACCGAGATAATCATCAAGTTACTAGAGTAGTTCTAATGAAGAAAATGTGGCAACATTACGAGAATGCTCAAGAGTTTGATGATATCATGCAATCGTTCGATGCCTCAGGTATGATTAATACGAATAGCGTAGGTAATCAAATTCTTTACACTATGCCATCGAATCAAGTCGAAGAATTAAAGGTCTATATGGCCGGAAAGCAAAAGAGGTAATTATGACTACATTCTGTCAATTACTAGGAGAGGCATTAGAATTACACACGAAGAAAAGTCACGATTACGCATCAGATAGTAATCCCTGTGGAAACTATCATTTCGCGGGTATGTTGTCGAAACTATTTAATGATGCCGATGATGCAGGATTCGTAGGTAGGATGGGAGAGAAACTTTACCGCCTCGCCAATCTGGAGAATAACGGTAAAGTTCCTCTCAATGAGACAGTTGAAGATACAGAGATTGACCTAGTAGTAATTATGGCCCTCTGGATGGCTGACCGTAGGGACCGTAGAGAACGCGCTAAAATGATTTAGATGTATTCTTACCTCCAAATTGATAATCAAACTTATCGAGTCCAAAGAACGGAGTAAGTACAGGTTTCACAGGCTCACCAGTATATGTCTGTGAACCTCCTCCAACTCCTGAGAATGGAATAACTAAAGGAATCAACTCAGGATGTTCCTGTGCCAACTGTGCTATGTCACCTGTCATCATTGGAACATATAGCTGCATAATCCTATCCATCATATAGACTGGTTTACGTTCATTAACAGCACCAATATCCCAGAACAGTTTAGCAGTTGGATGGAATTTCTGAGCAGCGAAATCGACCATTGTAGATGTTCTAGTCGGTGGATTAAATCCCTCTCCAAAGGGTCTAGATTTTCCAGATATGGAAGAAGCATACTGACCCCCACCTGTTCCTGCAAATCCAGTCATCATATCCAATGGAACAATACCAGTATTGGTGGGTTCAATAGGTAGTTTCATCCAATCAGGTCTCATTCGACTACCCAATACAAGATACTGCTGGAATCCCGCACCAGGGTCTAGTCTCGTATCTCCAAATTTAATCTTTCCGAAATCTGG